CAAATGCTTCTTGTAATCCTATCTTGTTCTTTGTGCCTTTTGTACGCACACCTGGGTATGCTGAAAATATGTTGTCACTGGGATCACCTCTCATTGACTTTTCAAACACTAGCCATTCTACATCAGGTGCAGGTTTAGGTGCTTTTAATTTTTTGTCTATGACCGGATTGCCGTTTCTCTCAAACCAACCCTCATGTGTCATTGTTACTTCGCTGACACCGTTGTACTGCTTGACCCGGGGTGTTATCAGTTGATTTAGATCCTTGTCTGTGCTTATGATCACGTGCTTTTGATCAGGGTGCTTGTCTATCCAACGTGCGATTAGATCATCTGCTTCTGTCCTTGGATTCTGTAGCACTGTGACATTGGTCTTGGTCTTGATGAATTCAACAAAGTCATCGTAGCACTCCCAGAACACATCATTCTCTTCCTTCTCTTTCTCACTCATTGCCTCAACAAGTTCTTTCCTGTTCCTCTTGTAGGGTGCGTAATGATCCTTACGCCATGATCTACCTTCCAAACAGAACACCACATGTGAACCGTCGAAGTCCTGCCATGCTTTCTTGACCGAAGCGAACATGATGTGTATGGCCATGCCGATCTTTTCAGATGCATCTCCCCTTACAACGTGTCTGGCTCTAAAGAATGTGTTTGCTGTGTCAACAAGTATATGGGTCATTAAGAGACCTCTGTCTTGCCGTCTTCTCTCCTGGTCATTTTTACATGACCCGAAGCATTGACATCTAGCCCTTGTTCATTGCCTATAGTCTGGCACAGTGTTTGGAACCACTTGTCAACAATCTCTTCTTCGCTCTCGCCTTGGTATCCAGACTGTTTTAACATGTTCACAAATTCTGGATTCCAATCTAGTTCAAAGAAACCGTTCCTAGGATTCTCAGGATTAACATTTAGATTGAGAACTTTAACTTCTGGCTCTTCACTCTTCTTAGAACCTTTCTTGTTCTTTTTCTTGATAGTTGTCTTTGCTGTTTTTTTTACCTTCATAATACTATTATACCTTATTTCTATTTTTTAGTCTACGGTTAAGTTCCCCATTGATTACCAAACAGATCAACGTGCAATCTGGGAGTGTACTTGTATCCGCTCTTCATTGCCATCTCCGCCACTTGTGATGATGTTTTAGCTTGGCCTTCTTGCGTGGCTCCCACGGCCATCAAGTATATGTCTCCAGTCACGCCTGCTTTTGCGTATGCTTCTCTGGCCGCATCCACTTCTTTGAGATCTACTTCGTCCTGCACCACGAATTTGAAATACAGGTGTGTGTTTGGTATTAGCGAATACTGTCTTGTCACGTCCGCCCGTATGGCCTTCTCCCATGCCTCTCCTGATATGCTCAACTTGGGACTTGTTGACCAAGTCACGTGTACGGGATCTTTGGTGTAGTCACCCGCGGTCAGTCCATGCATGAACTTGTCAAAGTTGTCCTTCCATGGTTGTGTGCAGTTGGTCTCTATCGTTATGTTCTTTAGGTCTTGGAATTCCGGGCATCTTATCAGTGCTTCTATCTGTCTCTGCCACATCATTGGTTCGCCACCTGTTAAGATGAAGTGTACGTCCTGTCCGTTGTCACAAGTCCATCGTTTCTCGGGTGTGAATGCTGTGACTTTCTTTGCTATGTCTTCGACCGGATCCCAATCGACCAGATGTTTGTATCTCTGTGACCAACTTGCTGATGCGTCACAACCAATGTTCACGACCGGTAGGTCTGATATGTGTTTTAATTCTGTAATGTCCTGTGTGTTGTAGGGCATGTCCTCTGGCTTGATCCATTTGCTCCGATCCCTGCCCTGTCCGAACCCATGACAGTGGAAGTTGCAACCAAATGTTCTAAAGAACACACTAGGCACACCAACGAATCTACCTTCGCCTTGTACCGAATAGAATATCTCCGAATATCTTATTTTTTCCATATGTCTGGTTCTATATCTTTTGTTGCTTGAACTATCTCTTCTATTGTATATGATTTTTGTTGTTCAGTCAACGTGCTGGTATTTAGGTTAGTAGGCGGAACATCTGGAAAATCTCTGTATAGAAAGTGCTGTATAGTGTCCACATCAACAAACTGGTTAAATCCCACATGTACTTTATCTACATCTTTGTCGTGGATTGTAACAGTCATAGCATCGTCTAGCTGTTGCATGTTGTCAAATTCCATGTCAATCCTGAATTCAGGCATATCCATTGATCGGAAACCCAGTTTCATCCTTGTAACTCGGTAGCAGTTCATCTTCTTCTGCTCCACTAACTTGTCCAAGAACATGTTCATCTTCTCTACAAACTCTAATGCAGGTATGTTGTCCTTGTGGTCTGCGTATATTGTGTATATGTTAGACACTACTTCTTCTTGTTCTTGTCTAGTCTGACAACCTTGTTGTCGTTATCTTTCAAGTGTCCAACGGATTCTCTTTTTATATCGTTGTGTGAGAAGTTGGCCCAGTAAAGTTCAAAAGCGACTCCGTCTGTCATGCCCTCAAATGAATGATACAGTCCTGGCTTGACTGCTGTGAAGTCTCCTGGGTTAAGGATCGTCTCATCCACTAGGTCGTACTCCTTCTGCCACACACGGATCTTCAGTTGTCCACTCATGCAGTAGAAACCATTCCACTTCCATTCGTGCAGGTGTTTTGAACACACCCCGCCTTTCTTGAAATCTATCCTGTGGAACTCGCAGGCATTGTTTGCCACTATAAGTTCCGTCTCGCCCCAAATTTTTCCTGCTTTGAACATAAATTTTGTACCTTCCTGTATTACTATTATACGGGATATATAGATGAGTTGTCAATCACAAAAATTATTACTTTATTTCCCCTATTATCCAATCTACAATTTTTGCACTTGATTGACTATCAAAATGATGGTGATCCCTCGCCCAGTCCAATTGCTCAACCTGTTTTGATTGGTTGATACCCATGATCTTTTCCATTATGTACTCAGTACCTTGATCGCCCATGAAGGCGCCTGGAATCGTGGAGTGTATAATTGTAGTTGGTAAATTATTCACATACGTGTAATTCTTTGTAAAATTTTCTATATCCGCTTTGTTTCCAAAATGTTTTTTGTCATGATGTACATTTTTATTGTTGACCCTCCTTCTTGACAAATAACTCCACATCACCACTACTAACTTTGGACTGTGTAATTTACAAATTTCCTGTATTCTAAGAGCCATAGTATCGTTAGCACATCTATCTTCGCCGATATTTAGACATGTTTTACCTAATCTTTCACCAAGCAAATATGGCCACGTCTCCTCGAATGGTTGTCCTATGCCAACGGTGAAGCTGTCTCCAACACACCAGATCACATCAGAGAGGTCCTCAGGCCACTCATGATCCCTGAATCCCCTGGAGTTGTATCTGTACGATATGTCCTTTGGGTAGGACTGGTAATGGTCTTTATCAAGACACAGTTCTAATGTGTCCATGCCTGAGTTTTTGCTCTCTGGTATGCCCATGCGGTTTGGTATTTTTAGCATATGTGTTCCTTATTCCAGAAGTCGTAAGTGGCAGTAGACTGGTCGATCCAGTTGTGATTTTTAGCAAACTTATAAAACTTGTCCAGGCACGAATTGAAATTCTTTATTTGATTCTTTTTGTCGGTGAGTGTGGTATTTTTTAATGGCACGCTCATTATTATTTTTTTCTCGATCATGTCCTTGCTTGTCAATCTGTACCTAACCAGGCCTCTTGCTTCTTCATTGGAGAGATCACCTGCAGATTGTAAAAAACTATATTCTTTTTTGATAATAGAGTTTAACGTAATGCCAAAGTGGTTTGTGAAAGTGTTTTCGTATCCGGTGAGGGTTTCCATGATACTGTCACTGTTCATTAGCATGCCTTCATACGATATCTGTTGGATGTCTGGGAAGTTTGTTTCTATCCAGTTTTGATAACTTACATAGTCTTGACATTTTTTGATAAAATACGATTCGTCTACTTCAGACACCTGTGAGACTTTGTCTCGATCTTCTTTGCCATACACGTTCAACACCCCTGACCGATCACGTATGCTCCAGCTCATGGCATACTCAAAAATGTTCTCTCTAACGCACACAATGATCTTATCAAAGTGCTTGTTTAGGAAGTCGTAGAAATATTTTTGATTATTGATTCCGTCGTTTCGGCTATCTAGGTGGTATTTGGCCAGCCTGCTAACCAATATTGTGTCCTCAGCTGATTGTTTTAAAATTTTGGTTATCTGTGATAAATTCTGTGTGTAGTGTAGATCAAAATTTTTTACTGCTAGTCCGTTTTTTAATTCTAATCCGTTTGTAAGCTCGTGGGTGTTTGTGACTTTTTCACCTTCTAGGTAAAGACACATTGTAAGGATCCTTTGTAGCATCGTAGATCCAACCCCGTCTGGTGTTAAAATTAAGTAATTCATGTATGTATTTAGAAGAATTGTCAACGGGGAAAATTAATTCTCCTATCAATTTTATATTACTTCCTTTTGATTCCAGAAGTCATATGTTGCTTTAGACGGATCTATGAAATCAAATTTACGTGTATGTTGGTAAAATATTTTCAAACA